TTCAAATATATACGACAGTTTCCATTATTTATCATTCAAGAATGAAAGGTATACCAAAACCAGTATACGCTAAATGGAAAGAAGATGAAGTCGATCTTAAGACTAAGAAATATTATTTAAGGATTCTTAAAGAAATTTTCTATAGTCTTAAGACGAGATGGGAAGCGAATTCAATTACTAGCCATCCTATATTGAGTCGTAAATTTAATGATATCCAAAACGATATTTTTAATAAACCAATTGACAAAATTTATGATGCTATAATGGATTTGCAACTTAAAATCAAGAGTGAGCCTAATCCGAGAGAAGATTGGCACGTTCAACAAAAATTAAATTTTCATACGAATGTTTATGATAGAGTTCGGAATGTTTTTACAGGAGAAGAGCTTTTAGATATTGATAAAACGTTAATGAAATTCTTTATTTCAAAACCTTTAGCATTGCCTATATTATTTGCTTTATTGCATATAATGTTTGCGATATTTGGAGTTGGAACTATGTATGTATATTTAACGTATTTAGGAATTGTCGTAAGGCTCTTTTTGTATATAATATTTGACTATCTGAGTGCGAATGTTGAAAATTTTATAATTCAAATTGGCCAAAAAATAGGATTCGGTTTATCTAAGATCGGAAAGTCAGTACAGAGCAAGTGTGGAATTTTTGATACACTAGTTCATGGTTTTAATAACCATAAAGCTGGTTTGAGTGCTTGTGTATATGATATATCACAAGCTGAAAGTCCATCTCAGATTGTTTCCGAGGTGGTCAAAATTGGATCAATGTTAGAGTTAGAAACTTCGGTTACTAATTCTATTCTTGGAAAATTGACGCAAAATGTGGGAGATAAAATAACACATGCAACTACAAGTCCAACACTTCAACAACATATGGATCCTTCAAAAGTCTTACCCGCTCTCTCAGTAGCAATGGGTCTAGCAGGCAAGTCACTTACTGATTTCAGAATAGATCAAAATATCAATATGATGGCGATGAATCTTAAAAGCAGTCAGCTCTTATATAAATCCATTACGGATATATTGAAAGAGTGTGGTTTAATGAAAGATTCCGCAGCAGAGCTGATATTAGATCTAACCACCAAGTTAACTGAAATTAAGAAAGATTATGAGTGGATTCTTAAATGTTTAGCAACATCAGGAAATGAGTTCTTAAAACCTGAAGGAAGTTTGAGATATAAGAACTTTAAGAGCGTTGTTGATGACATAACAGCGAAGATGAGAGAGATAGAGAAGAGTAAGTTTGAAAGAACCCAAATTTTAACTGAAGCCAACTCATTGTTAGTGGAAATTAGACGAAATATAGATGCTGTAGAAGTTATTTTGAAAAGATTACCACGCGTAATACCAGTTGGAGTTTGTTTATTTGGAGAAAGTCATGTAGGAAAAACTTCTCTATCAAATGAAATTCATCGTCGGATTTGTAAAATGGCGAAAGAAAGACACCCGGATCTATTTCCAGATTCGGCAAATTGGACGAAGTGGAATGCCCAATCGCGAGATGATTATGATCAAAATTATTACGGTGATGAAATTGCTTATGAAGATGATATGTTTGCGGATAGAGATGATGCTGGTCATCAAAAATACCTTGCATTCATTTCTAGTGGAGCAGTTTCCACTGTACAAGCCGACTTAAAATCAAAAGGTCGACCATTTACTGCGAAAGTAGTAATGGTATCATGTAATAATCTCCCGCGTACTAGCGCATCAATTAACAACATAGATGCCTTATGGAATCGATTCCCAATAACAGTTAAATGTTCAATAAAGAAAGGATCGAAGAAAAAGACTAGTGCTGACAACTACGATAAAGATTTTAAACATTTAAATTTTGCTGTAGCTCCTATGACAAATTTTGTTAGAGGAAAACGCCGCCATGATGCTGGTGATATTAATGCAAAGACAGTGGAATTGGATGCTTTGGTATCTATGATTGTTGATGAAATGGCATTGCAACAAAGGAAGTTAGATCAGACAATGCAATGTTATGAAGAAGAACATGAGCCAACTGTGAACCAACACACTGAACCAGAACTGCAAAATGTTGAACCTGTAGCTCAAGAAGTTGACGTGTCTGGAATGAGATCACTATTTTTTAAAGTGAAACAAGCCTTAGACACTGATACTGAATCGATACTACACTTCAGAGAGTGGGCACAACATTTAAGGATGAAACAAGGTGGACAGCTTTGGACGGAATATGTAGAGTCACCACAACCAATGAGTACATATGAATTTTTAGTTTCATTAGGAATTTGGGAATGGATAGAAGGACATGAAGAGAGAGGAAGAAATGCCTTGGCACAACAAGCTCCAGTCAAAGTAACTTGTCCGTATACAACTGAATATCTCTTTTGCCCTGCCCTCACTGGTAATCATCTTCTGATAATTACCGATAATGTTAGAGAATTACTCACTAGTACTAATTTTTTAAAATATGTATTGGAAGTTAATTGTCGTAACTTTCTTGAGGCAGCAAATAATGATATGAGATGGTTTAAAGATCTGGTATACGGATATTGGCAACATTATCTAGGCATGCAAGTAATGGGTCGTATAACATCAATAGTGCTCGTCAGTGCTATATTCGGCCCACGTCATACAATGGCTAGATATTTTGCGTGGATAGGTTACAAGATGACATCTTCTCATAACCTTCGAGTACAAGTTGCTCGTATCTTTAATGAAGGACCCTCTTTAATTGGATCAACTTTACGATTATACAATTTTGAAGCAGAAGTTGTACACATTTTGTACAAGAAAATTGAATCGTTTGTTGAGAATATCAAAGATACAGTCTATAATTTAATGATACGACTCTTTGACTTTATAGGGATTGATGTTTCACCTTATTTAGATGCCTTTTGCTCTTTTGTAGCGGATGTTGGACACCAAACAATTTGTTTAGCAATTGTATCTATAATTGTATATGCGATATACAAGACTTTTACTATGTTAACCAAACCTAGTAAAAAGTTGAAGATGCACAATAGAGTTTATGAAGGAAGAGCAAAGAGGTCATCAACAACAAAAGAATCTCAAAAGAAAATTCGCTTGCATCAAGAAGAATGTACTGAGGAATGTGAAGCGAGTCAAACAAAGATGTTAGATGCACAATGGGAAGTGTTTGATGAACATTGTGAATTTGATAAAACAACTGAATGGATGCAAAATGTGTTGACTTGTGTAGACAAAGATGCCGTTGTTGAGTATTATGCCCATTATGGATGTAAAGACTATTTTTGTAGTCGTGAAGTTAGTTGGGCTGATGGTGAGCAGCAGCAAGAGAAGAATGCCATGTTGTATTATTTCTTCGGTGGTAATCCAGCCAACGCTGAAAGAGTTCCTATGCTCTCATATATAATCAAAGCTGATTTACGTGGGAATACGGAGCTTGACTTATCAATGTTAAAGGATTTGAAAGTCAGAGACTATTATATCAGTGCTCAAATACAACGTGATGTTGATTGTATTCGTGCTTATGTAAGTATCTATCTCCTGAATGGAGAGTCGAGGGGAGATAGATACCTTATAACACGAAAACAATTCAACACTGTAATGTCAACGATTTATCAAGAGACGAAAAAGGAACCTAAAAGTTTCTTAGATTCAATTCTTGGTAGAACGATTGACCAACATTCATCGACTGAAGCAACGGATTTCTTACATCGTATGCGTGATGAACATGTAGTCAAACTAACATGTACAAGTTTAGTTTCGGCAGACAGTGCACAAAAATGGATTTGTTATGGAGTGGGTCATAAAAATTTGATTGTAACTGTAGCACATCCCTTTTACAGAGGAAGTCAGTTAATTAAATTTTGGACTGAAGACCCGGATGATTACCATATTGCTAAGTTGGTATACTCTGATGTACAAGGAGACAGAGCGTTTCTTAAAATTTTGAGTTACAAGGAAGTACGTAATATGGCAACATCTGACGTCTGTTTAAAAGTATCGAGAATGCAAAAAGTTTTTCCTTCATTGGAGAAACACACACTTACGCATGATGAATTTATTGGGAAGTGTGACGATACGCCTGTCTTGATGTGGACGCATAATCAACGAGTTGTTATGCAAACACAGATGCAATTTAGAAAGCCAGTTTATAATGAATGTGATGACGGAGTAAATCGTAAAGTGCAGTATTATGCATTGCATGGTTTCAAAGTGGATGACGCATACAAACGAAACGGGGAGTGTGGTTCTATGATTGCATCTGCAAGAACAGGTATGTCATCAAAATGGTTGGGTTTTTATGCTGCTAGTGCTGGTAGAGAGCATTTTTGTTCAACAATTTGGCGTGAACAGCTACAGTTAGCGGAGAGTTACGCAAAACCACAAATTATGACTCACTGTAAAAACATCAAAGAAATTAATTGTATGTCACAAACAGATCCATGGTTGGATCTCGTATTTCCTGGAAAACAAGTGGATTCACCTACTGGAGAGGCAACTGATTTTGTTGGGAAATATTGCGAAGCTACTAAGCCAATTTCAAATAGTAGCCTGAATCACTGGCGATTATCACCATTTGCAGATAATTTTGAGGAACGATTACAACCAGCGCCATTATCTGTTAAGGATGAAAGAATAGTGGATGCTTTGCCAACCAATTTAGATGGGAAACCATCTTTATTGGCCGTATTGAATTCAACTATTTCACAACCTATTCCTGAGAATGATGACAATTTAATGGAATTCTGTGCCAAGCAGATTGAGAATGAATATTTTAGTATATTGGATATTAATGACACTCCATCGAAGGTGAATGAAGTGATAGAGTTGGCTATAAATGGATATGAAGGTAACGAGTATGTTACTGGAATAGAAATTAACAAAGCCGCTGGATTACCATTCGCTACTTTTGGAGCACAATTGAAGTCCGATATGATAGAAATTGAGCCTCGAACTGGTAAGCGTAGAATCAAGGAGAATGAATTCGGAAATATGTTGAAGGCTAGAGTTTCATATAAGTTGAAGAGAGCAGCAAAAGGAGTTAGAGTGGTGTCTTTTAGTAACGCAAAATTAAAAGACGCTGCAATAAAATTAGACTATGTAAAAATAGGAAGAGGAAGAATTTTTCATAGTATAGCTCTTGATAAAATTATATGTGACTTGGGTTTGTTTGGAAATTTCAAAGAGGCTTATACTCGTGCAAGATTGAAGGTTGAAAGTGCATTAGCTTTAAATGTACATTCAATGGGAGTTACGAGCCTTGTTGAACATTTACGACAGTTCAACAATTTCACCGATGCTGATTTTACAAATTTCGATCAACGACTAGCGCGTAATCTTCTATTACGTGTTGGAGATATCCAATGTAATATAATCAGACGAAAAAATCCTCAAGATGTGTGGGACACAGCGAGACGTGTATTACTTTTAGAACAAGTAGATACACTAGTTGTTGAGTACCAAGATATTACCCTAACACATCGTGGTAATAAAAGTGGAGAGGTGAAAACAACAATTGATAATAATATGGCTAGAGAATTGGCAGATTATTATTGTTGGTGTAAGATTAAATTAAATGGAGGAGATCTCAATTTAGAAAATATGCATAAAATCAGACTTGAAAATTTCAGGGAAAACAGATCGGCAATTGGCTTTGGTGATGATGAAGTAGAAGCAGTCTCGAATGAAATTGTTTCTGAATACAATTTCGAAACTAAGAAAATCGAATTAGAGAAACTTGGTATGGTTGTTACTCCTGGCAACAAGAGTAAAAATATTATGAAGATCACACCATTTGATGAGCTTACATTTCTTAAGAGAAAGTTTGTTTATCAACATGGAATGTGGACTATGCCTTTAGATGTAAAAAGTCTAGAGGCACCATTTGTCTGGACCAAAATTCAAGATCATGAATTGGACATATGGTATGAGTTGGTAAAGGATAGATTGTTTGAAGCATTCTTACATGGGGAAGAATATTTTGAAAGTTTCCGTAGGAAATTGGAGAGATGTTCAGACTCTAGATTACTTAAGAAAATTTATCCTTTGATAATTCAAACGTATGATACTGTGCTTTTACAGTATAAGAAAAACTACTATGAGCATTAGAGCAGACATATTTAACAACCGTACCACTCTCTTTGGTATCTTAGATGAGGAAGGTATACCAGAAAACAATAAACGCTTTTTGGAAGTGGAGGGCAGAGTCTCACAACTCGAAGATCGTACTTTGCAAACTCAGACGCAATTGGTTGATTTATCGACTGTTGTTGCTAAGAATCGTGCTGATTTCAATGCTTTTGAATTGAAAACCAATAACACTTTAACTTCTTTAGAAGCTGGAGTATTGGAAGCGGGAACCTTAGCAGCAGCTGCTGATATCACAGCCAAGAAAGCTGATGAGAATGCAAATGCGGCATTAACTCTAACACATGAACTTGAGGTTAGAGTTATAAAATTGGATAGTGATGTGTCGAGCGTCGATACTCGAATAAGAGTTCTAGGTGGAGAAGTTCAAAACTTAGACTCAACAGTCAGATCTCAATCGTCACAAATCCAGGAAAATTCGAATAACATCAAATCTTTACAAGATCAGGTTACCACAATAGGTAACCCCTACGTCATTTTACAACGTAGGACCAATTTATATTATAGAGATAACACCATAAATAAAACTCTATTTATAGATTGGGACACGCCTAGTAAATCAGATACAATAGTTACAGCTAATGTAGGTTATTGGGCGATGATAACAACCTCAGAGGGAAGTTTAAGAAGAGGTTTAGTAACACTTATTGCAGAGTGGGATACGTTTAGAAATGTGGGGACGATACCATATCCAATTTTGCAAGGAATAGTGCGCTGTCAAGTGATCTTAGGATCCAACACAGACTCTTATATAGGGACAGCATTAGTTGACAAATGATAATCATGCAATCAAAAGATACAATAATAAGAGTCAGAGATAATCCCCGAGTATTCAGGAATTTTCTCTCAACGTTACCAAATTCAAAAAGTATTAAAACAGCTATAGAAGAAGGTAATGTTATAGCAGAAACATCTTTGGGTAGTGTTCAAAACACTACTTTAGCATTGGAACCATCATTTTCAGCATTCTCGTTGCGAGCCCATCGCAATGTTAGATTGCCAGATCATGTTTTCGGTGCTCTTGAATTGGGAAATGCTTATTCAGCTTTGATCCCGATTCCATTTTTGCTCCCAGCTGTAGGAACGAGTGTGATTTTAAATCCTCAGGTGACGACACATCAGGCACATCTCTTGCAGATGTATCGATTTTGTCAAGCTGACGTGTATTGGTTTATATGTGTACCATGTCCTTTAGGGACGGCGTACATATTACGAGCTACTGCACCAGAATTTGACAAAGATACAAAAACAAGAGGAGTTAGATGGAAACCAGCGGCTTTCAATACTATGGCTTTACATCTTCCATGGAATAGTGATATTTCAGTGGTACCAATTGGTATAGGAAGACCTGGTTCAAGTGGTTTAGCATTAAAGATTGAGACAGTGGAAAACAATACAAGCACGACTGTACAAGAGAATTTGTCAGCTGTTGCTTTTTGTTTGGTTACAAATGTTAGACTAAATGGATTGAGTAGTGCCGGAATTTTTGGAGACATGAAAGGAGTTGCTGTTCCAGGTTTCAACTTTCAACCTGTTGAAGTGTCTGATGAATTTTCAGAAGAGGAGGAATTAAAAAGAGTCAAATATGAACTTCATAGTGACTCAAAAGCAACAACAGAAGTGCAAGCTGAAGGAGCAAATAATTTAGCGGTTGACAATCAAATCGACGAAACACCTAGTCGTACCCTTATGCCAACAACAGAGAGACCGCAAAATCAACCAAAACCCCCACGTAAGGGAACAAGCAAAGGGAAAAGGGACCAGACAGGCTTAGTTAATACTGTCTGGTTTGAGTTGGGTAATATTACACTCAAGGATGACGATATCGGTAGAACGATTGAGTACAATATAGACCCACTCAAATTGAATAAGAAAGGTGAGTCAATATCTTTACCCTTTCTTAGAAATGTATGGTGTTCAGGTAACCGTAAATCTGGTTACGTGAGAACATTAATTGTAAAGTTGGCTATTGCAAGACCGCCAACTATTTCTGGCTATGTCGAAGTTAAAGATTCAACTAATGTGTCGAGTCGTTATCTTATAGAGTATGGAGGTAATATAGAATTTCCTGTAATACCCACTTACTTTGCACAACCTAGGAATGGGATCCCTAGAGATTCAAATAATGCTTGGGTACGCACTAACCAAATGAAATGTAGTTTTACATACAATGTGTTGGCTGTTAATAGATCAGTTGACCAGAAGGATGTAACAATGACTGCTTTCGTTAGGATTGGTGATACGGTATTCCAAGCACCTACCAAACCACAACAACCGGTGAGGTACAATTTGGATGTTTATAGATTCCTAGCTAGTACATGTGAAGATTACGAGGAGGAGAGAGAAGAAGAATTGGCAACTATGTCTCTAGATCTTCATTCTGATGAGTCTGAGATGGACTCGATGGGATGTGATGATGGTTTAGAAGATATGGCAACAACTGGAGAAGCAATTGATGGACTTAGCTCTACTATTCCTAGTATACAACCAAGATACAACAGGAGATATGTAGATGCTATAGCACCAGAAGCGAGTGAAGAAAATGAACAGGGAGAATCTAATTTAGGTGGAGCTTATGAAGAAGAATTAGATCAAGATAACTTTCAAGTAGAATGTTTTAATGAAGAAGTGAAAGTTGGAGAAACAATAGCAATTCCTCTTAATCTACCTGTCATTGTAGATCTCGCGGGTGATGGAGAAAACAACGTTATCACCCAAAAATTTGAAAGAAATGCCCAGATTATTCCAAGAGGTCAAGGACAGTTTGGACCAAGTGTAGGTACTTATACCATCGCTATCAGACTGCCAACAACAATAGCAGCTGATATTGAACACGTACAAGTTCCAGGAGATATGGTTGATGAGACGGTAGCTCGTGTGTTTGGTTTATCATCTATATTGTCTTTAGCAACATCAGCATTGCAAGGTATTGGAGGTCCGATTATCTCTGGAGCTATCCAAGCAGGAAGAGAAATTTTAGGCAACATAGGTAGTGGACTTGGTGGGAAACCATCAAATTCAACAGCCCAGGAGTCTAATCCATCAGCACACCCAGTGTCGCTTATGGGAGGAATCGACGTAAGTCGATTTATCAATTTCTTGAAACCTGTTTTGGAGAACGAAATAGAAAATCCAACCTTCGGTTCCTTGTTATTAAAGATAAGGGATGTCTTGACAAATGAAGCGAGAGCTGTTTCATCATTACCAGTCAAGGTTTTTGTACGCATGGATAAATCTGCAGTGGAAAGAACTGTTCTTGATAGGACAGTAACACCAACAACGCAGGGCATTAAAAATCGCATCTATATACCACCAGATGCGTATTCTAGTATTCTACACTCTTTTATGTCAACAGAGCAAACGTTTGTTTTAGGTTCTAAACAAAATACACATTTTGTACAGTTCCTGAAATGTGCATTTAGCTCTGATTTTAGGAGTGTGAAAACTGGAATCACACTAGACCAAGTATTAAATACTTCGGTCGACCCGGATGAATATCAGATAATCATGACAAGCATTCGGGGAACCCTAACGGGGATATAATTATAAGGTATTTTTCGGCCAGAAACGGATCAGTAGTCTTAGTATTAAGATGGAAGGCACAAAGGAAAGAAAACGCTTTTTATGCCTTATAATTATTGTTGAGAAACCATATGAGTTTGTATGTTTTATTGAGACTGCCCCGTACGGGGTTGGAAAGGGCAGTCTAAGATCAAAAGTTTAAGTAACATCAAGGGTTAACGCAAAGAGGTCGCCTATATTACACATAGGTGGACGTTGTATCATCCTATTTGATCCTTTTGACCTTCTCTTTTACCTTCAAAGAGAAATAAAGCGGAGTTTATCATAATGGTTTGAAGTAAGTAATTACAAATAAAGCTGTG